TAATAATCTGAAAGATAAATTTCCATCAGTAAACTTTATTGGTATTAGGGTTCTTAGTAGTCGTGATGCTAGTAGTTTTATTAAACTTCATTATCCTACACAAACTAAAGAACGTCTTTTGGTGGAGAATGAATGGAAAAAGAATAGGAGTTTTAATATAAAGTCTTCTGGATATGATGCTTATTTTGGAATGTGTTCTACAACACTTTCTCAAGATTCTGAGTTTGATATTGGGCAAGATGCTACCAAAGCACAAATCAAGAAAGCATTTGTTAAGTCTCTTAAAACTAAGAAGCTAAATAAGAAAGTTCTTGGTGAGTTTATAGAGTTGGTGGTTTAACTATGGTATCTGAATGGGTTAAAGAAGTTTCAGGTTGGGAAGAAGAATATATGAGCCTGAGAGAATGTGATCCTGGTCCTTATCTCACTGATAATGAAGGTGAGGTTCTTAATAAGGATGGATTATCGTCCAATGAAGGAATGGTATATGGTAGGATGTATGCCGATTGGAAAAAAAGGAAAGGGTATGAATAAATCCTATGATGATTCTAATTGGAGGGAAGAGTACAAAGGGTACACCTCCAGTAAGTATGAGTTAGATCTTCTTGAGAATGGACCTAAGAGTCTTTCTCAGTCATGGATGATGGGTGCATTACATAACAAGTGGAAGAAGATGAAGGGATATAAAGATCCTGAACCACCTGACTGCCAATCATCTTTTAAGGAGTGGGAAGACAGTATAGGAAGTGTCCATAAGGAGATCTAAAAACTTCTTCCATGCTTTATAATGTATCTATTGAAACACACACATCATGCTTCGTCTCAAAATGACTGATGATCAAATTGTTAATGATCTTAGAGCTACATATGGTGTAGAGTTTACTGCTGCTGATATTAAAGGATATTGTGCTTCTCGTGGAATGGCATATCAAACTGTCACAAAGCGACTTGAGCAATATAAAGTAGGCCGCGGCAAATGGAATCTAGAAGTAACAACAAAAGTGGTTGAAGAGATTGAGCGTTCTTATAATGCTCCTTCTGTTGAACCTCAAGTAGAGCAAAACCTTATCCCACAGAAAGATGATACCTTCGTCAAGTTTGGTCCTTTTAATGATCTTAAGACCATTCTCAAAGCCAATTTGTTCTATCCTATATTCATTACGGGTCTTTCGGGTAATGGTAAAACGTTCAGTGTTGAACAAGCGTGTGCTCAACTAAATAAGGAGTTAATCCGAGTCAATATTACAATTGAAACAGACGAAGATGACCTTATTGGTGGCTTTCGCCTTATTGATGGTAACACTGTATGGCATAATGGTCCAGTTGTCGAAGCACTGGAAAGGGGAGCTACACTCCTTTTAGATGAGATTGACTTAGCATCTAATAAAATCTTGTGCTTACAATCTATTCTAGAAGGTAATGGAGTTTTCCTTAAGAAGATTGGTAAGTTTGTAAGACCTGCTGCTGGATTTAATGTAGTTGCTACTGCTAATACAAAGGGTAAGGGTTCTGAGGATGGAAGATTTATTGGTACTAATGTTCTTAATGAAGCATTCCTTGAAAGATTTCCAGTAACTTTTGAGCAACAGTATCCTTCAGTATCAATAGAAAAGAAAATTCTTCTTAGAGTTGCTGCTTCTGTTGGTAAGCATGATGAAGATTTTTGTAATAGACTTGTAGATTGGGCAGATATTATCCGTAAGACCTTTTATGATGGAGGGATTGAGGAGATTATTAGTACTCGTCGTTTGGTTCATATCATTCGTGCTTATTCTATTTTCAATAATAAAATAAAGGCAATTCAAGTTTGTGTAAATCGATTTGATGATGAGACTAAGCAAGCATTCCTTGAACTTTATGATAAGGTTGATGCTGATGTAGATCTTGACAATCGGGAGGATTGATGTTATGGTTAATGCATGGAGCCTACTTTACGATGAACTTTATGGAGATGATGAAATGAGTGAAGAAAAGCATAGTGAGTTTTATTATGATTATGCTCGTAATGATCCAGATAGAGAGAACCCATTCAAAACTGGGGATGTTAAAGTTGATGGACATTCTGTAAATAAAATTCCTAATAAAGAATTTATGTCTGATACTATTACACTTGGTGGAGATACTATTATGGGTAATAGTTGGCATGGGAGATATGATTATCCATCTTCAGCGTCTAATGATACCATTTCATTTACTACTACTCCTCCAACACCTTCTTTAGACAAACAGGGGGTTTTTAAATATAATGAGGACAAAGCACTTAAGGATGCAAAAGATTATGTTAGGTCAACTTATTCTGGACATTACACTACTAAAGGATCAAATACGCAGACTCTTGATCTGATAGAATCTGTTGGTGATGCCGAATCTTTTTGTCGCTCAAATGCATTAAAGTATTTGAGTCGTTATGATAAGAAGGGTACTCCTAAGAACGATATTTTAAAAGCAATGCACTATTGTCTGCTACTATATTACTTCAGCGGACAAACAAATGAAACTGAGACCCGTGGTTATGAAACTTTCTGAAAACACTCTATCAATCCTCAAAAACTTCTCATCGATTAATCAGTCTATTCTATTCAAGCAAGGAAATAATCTTCGCACGATTAGTGTAATGAAGAATATCCTTGCAGAGGCTACTATTGAAGAGGAACTGCCAAAAGATTTTGGTATCTATGATCTTAATCAATTCCTTAATGGTATTGATGTTCTTTATAAGAGTCCTGAGTTTGATTTCCAGAACGATGGGTATGTAGTAATCAAAGAAGGAAGGATGCGTTCCAAGTTCTTCTTTGCTGATCCAAATGTTATTGTTACACCTCCAGATAAAGCAATTGAACTTCCTAGTGAGGATGTATCTTTTGATCTTGGTACGGAGCAATTGAACAAGTTGCTTAAAGCAGCAAATCTATATCAACTTCCAGACTTATCTGTTGTTGGTGAAGATGGTGTTGTTAAGTTGGTTGTTCGCGATAAGAAGAATGAAACATCAAACATCTTCTCTATTATTGTTGGTGAAACAGAATCTGTATTTGCCTTTAACTTTAAGGTAGAGAATATTAAGATCCTTCCAGGAACTTATGATGTAGTTGTATCGCAGAAACTTCTATCAAGATTTACTAGTAAGAATCATAATTTAACATATTTTATTGCGTTAGAACCTGATTCTACATTTGAGTGATTATGAGGGATGAATTCCTTTGGGTCGAAAAGTATCGACCCAAGACTATTGAAGACTGTATTCTTCCAGAGAATATAAAGAAAACCTTTAAGGATTTTCTAAATAAAGGTGAGGTGCCTAATCTGCTTCTTTCTGGACCTGCTGGGTGTGGTAAGACGACAGTGGCAAAGGCACTTTGTGCCCAATTAGGAGTAGATGTTTATGTTATCAACGGATCAGATGAAGGAAGATTCCTTGATACAGTCAGAAACAACGCAAAAAACTTTGCCTCAACAGTATCCCTCTCATCAGAAGCTAAACACAAAGTCATTATCATTGACGAGGCAGATAACACCACGCCAGACGTTCAATTGCTCCTTAGGGCTTCCATTGAAGAGTTCTCTCAAAATTGCAGGTTTATCTTTACCTGCAATTATAAAAATAAAATCATCGAACCGCTCCATTCCCGTTGTGCGGTCATCGATTTTAATATCAAGGGTAAAGAAAAGACGGCGACAGCAGCTGCTTTCTTCTCCAGACTTAAGACCATCTTGGACACGGAAAGGATTGAGGTTGAAGGCAAAGTCCTTGCGGAACTCATTAACAAACATTTCCCGGACTGGAGAAGGGTCTTAAATGAATGTCAGCGGTATTCTGTTAGTGGGAAGATAGATAGTGGTATTCTGGCACACTTTAGTGATGTAAAAGTAAATGACCTCATCAAAACCCTCAAGGAGAAAAACTTCCCGGAAGTACGTAAATGGTGTGTTAATAACTTGGACAATGATCCTGCTGTTTTATTGCGGCGTATCTATGATTCTCTTTACGGATCCCTTGTTTCTACTAGCATTCCTGCTGCCGTGCTTATTCTTGCTAAGTATCAGTATCAAATGGCATTCGTCGCGGACCAAGAAATAAATATGCTTGCTTGTCTCACTGAAATTATGGTGGAGTGTGAGTTTAGATGACATATTTTAATCCTTATCCAACAGGAGATGCTGGTAGATTATGGAGAAGAGGTGTAGAACTTGGACAAGGATGGACAAATATTAGTGATAAGAAAGTAAAAATTGAACTCATTGGTGAGAAAAATTATCACAAGCAATGTGATAATTGTGGGTGCAGTAGAGTTTATATTATTCGTACCTACGACTATCAACACTATGCAAAATTTCAATGTACAAAATGTGCTTTAATGGTAAAATGGGCATCTCAATCGGAGTGTGAATTTAAATGAAACCATATCAGAAAAGGGCTATGGAATGGATTGCTTCTCAATTAGGCGGCCATTTATTCATAAAAGAACATAAAGATTGGCGTGGTAGAAGAGTGAGAAGAGTTGGTTTTGATTATGTACCAGAAGAGTTTAAAAAAGATTGGGATGGTATAGATGATTGGGAAGAAGAGTTTGAATCTGCTAGATTGGAATCAAAAAGTAGAGGACAAGGATGGATTAAAGCACAGCAGGAGGCTGCGAATATAAAAGATGAGTAGAGAGTTTTTAACACAGGCAGACAAGGAAAGGTTGCATGAATTATATGTTGCATATCATAGTCCATGGAATGAAGCACATTTACAGGCAATATTTAAAAGAGAAATTGATCACATTTGGGATAGTTATAGGAGAAAGTAATGAGAGAAAAACTTTTAGAAATGCTTAAAAGAGATGCTTATCGTCATGGTGAGTTTACTCTTTCATCTGGTGTTAAGAGTGAACATTATGTTAACTGCAAACCTGTTACTTTAAGTGGAAAAGGATTGGCATTGTCTAGTTTGATGATGTTTGATTGTGTTGAAAAGAATTCTGTTGCAGTAGGAGGACTTACTTTAGGAGCAGATCCTTTAGTGAGTGGAGTTGCTATGGCAGCATGTTCATTGGATAGAGATCTTAGTGCATTGATCGTTCGCAAACAACCTAAGGGACATGGCACACAAGCATGGATTGAAGGTCCTATGCCCCCAGAAGGGTCTTTAGTGACTGTGTTGGAGGATGTGGTTACCTCAGGTGCTTCTGCCATTACAGCAGCACAGAAACTACGTCTTGCTGGGTATGTGGTAGATCGCGTAGTGTCCATTGTGGATAGACAAGAAGGGGGGGAGGATGCTATGATAAAGGCTGGATTACAACTTCGTAGTTTATTTACTTTGGAGGATTTATTATGATGTGGTGGATGGGATTTATTCTTGCCGCAATTGCACTTACTTTTGTTGAATTTAAAGTTTTAGGATTTTCATTGGAGAGGAAAGGTGAAGAATAAAATTTTATGGAGTCTTGCTATAGTTCTTTTTCTAGGAGCTCAAGTTGGTGTTGGTTATGGATACCATGCTGTTGCTAATTATCTAGAGGAAGTGATTTAATGATTAAAGACTTATATAAAGTAGAGGCATCTACTCAACGTAATCCTTATCCAGTCTATAGATTTTATAGAGAACCTTCGGATTGGCATTGTAATGGAACTATTAAAGTTTCTTGCAAAGATGGTAAGGTAGATGTTAATATAATGGAAAAGGATTCTACTAATATACACACATTATCTGTTTGGTCGGATGATGGTCATATTGCAGCAAGACTTACTGAAGAAGTATCACAGGCAGAGCACCTATGACTAAAGATAAAAAGAAATTAAAAGCACAAGTTAAGTCTAGATTTTATTATCTTTTCTGGGGTGCTGCAACTGTATCAGTATTTGTAG